ACAGGCATCGGAGCTTCGGTTCCGGTGCCATTCTTTTTCCCCGAAATGAACCAAAGTGTGTGAAACTTCTCGTAAACAGGGAGCTTTCGCACATTTTAGCTTGTTCCGGGAGGAGCAGGGGCGAGCGGGAATCGGCCGCCGCAACAACGATCCAACCTGGCGGGGCAGTGCCGATTTCCACTTCGCCGCTTTTCGCATGAATTATGAGATTCTTCTAAGAAACCGCCGAAGAAACGGCGAAAAATGAGAGTGAGGTGAGGGCAGATGGAAGATTACACGGCTGAGATGATCAGGGACATGGCTTTTTCCTTCTGCCCTCAGTGCGGTACGGCAATCGTACCAAACCATAAAGGCAGACCACGGAAGTTCTGCTCACCGGAATGCCGGTCACGGTGGAACAACACCCACCCGAAACCAGAGAACTGGAAGACCGTGCGGTCAAAGATCTGTCCGGTGTGCGGCAGGGAGTTTTCCTACCGGCACCAGTATGGTCTGGAACGGAAATATTGTAGCCGTGTCTGTGCAAACAAAGGACGCTGGAAGGAGGGCGATGCAAATGGAAGGACCGCTGAACATAGAGCGTGATGTGGTAAAGAATGGTGTCCGGCTGGACTGTGTGTTTGAGGGCTATGAGTACCGCCCGGAGAGAGAAGAAGTCCGAAGCCAGCGGCTTGCCGGGTTTGGATGTGTGGAGATCGCAGAAAACACCGGGCTTTCTTTGGAACAGGTCACGGATTACTGCCGGGAACTGGGCCTGCCGGAAACGGGGAGCTGCCAGTTACAGCCACCGGATGGGTCGGGGGAACGGCGCTGTCCAGTGTGCGGACGGATTCTCGTGCAGAGAGGGAACAGTGGTCGGAGACGGTTCTGTTCTCCAGCTTGCCGGGAGGAATATTACAGGCAGCATAAGTCTTTTCGGATCGCGGTCTGTAAAAACTGTGGAAGGGAGTTCCATGCCGTAGATGAAGGAAAACGGCAGCGGAAGTTTTGCAGTCTGAATTGTTACTGGGATTATCGATACGGGATGAAGGGAGTGGATGAGGATGAGTAAGATTATCGGTGTGTTTCCGATGTTCAACACCGGGGGTATCTGCGTACATGCGATTGACGATGCGGAAGATAAGGTGCTGGCATCTGTGAACGGGGAAAACCCGGAATGGTGCGAGATGGCTGAACATCCGCAGGAAGATGGAGATGAAATGGAGTCGGGCTTTTTGTTCGGCTCCTTTTTCGTGCCCTTCTCCGGGGTCATGCGCATGTGAATCTGAATTAGGAGGAGCCTACATGAAAGCGACTGCTGAACTGAAGATGCTGCCGGTGTCCGTACTCAAGCCGGCCGCATACAATCCCCGGAAAAAGCTGAAGCCGGGGGATAAAGAGTACGAGAAGATCAAGAACTCCATCACGGAGTTTGGCTTTGCCGACCCGCTGGTAGTTAACGCCGACATGACGATCATTGGCGGCCACCAGAGACTGACTGTTGCAATGGAACTGGGCTATACCGAAGTGCCTTGTGCGGTGGTGGACATCGACAAGACTAGGGAAAAAGCCCTGAACATCGCACTCAACAAGATCACAGGTGCATGGGATGATTCCCTGCTGGCCGACCTTCTGAAAGACATCGAAGATTCCAACTTCGATCTTGGCAAGACTGGCTTTGAGCCGCCGGAGATTGAGACGCTGTTCAACAAAGTCCACAGCAAAGAGGTCAAGGAAGATGACTTCGATGTGGAGTCCGAGCTGAAGCAGCCGTGCTTCTCCAAAGAGGGTGACCTTTGGCATCTGGGAAAGCACATCGTTCTGTGCGGTGATTCCACCAAAGCAGAATGCTACGACACCCTGATGGACGGAACCAAGGCAAATCTGGTCCTTTCCGATCCCCCTTATAACGTGGATGTGGAAGAGACGGCCGGTAAGATCATGAATGACAACATGAGTGATTCGGAATTTTACCAGTTCCTTCTGGCAGCGTTCCAGCAGATGCACGGTCATCTGGCAGACGATGGTTCCATCTACATCTTCCATGCAGATACGGAAGGGCTGAACTTTAGAAAAGCATTCAAGGATGCTGGGTTCTACCTGTCCGGGTGCTGTATCTGGAAGAAGAATGCGCTGGTGCTGGGACGCAGTCCTTACCAGTGGCAGCACGAGCCGTGTCTTTACGGCTGGAAGCAGAAGGGGAAACACCAGTGGTATTCCGACCGGAAGCAGACGACCATCTGGGAGTATGACCGGCCGAAGTCCAACAAGGACCATCCGACCATGAAGCCCATTGGTCTGATGAGCTATCCGATCCGCAATTCTACTATGACCAACGGCATCGTGCTTGATCCGTTCCTCGGCAGCGGCTCGACCCTGATTGCCTGCGAAGAAACCGACCGTGTGTGCCGGGGTATCGAGCTAGACCCGAAGTTCGTGGATGTGATTGTGAAGCGGTACATCGAACACAGCGATGGTCACTACGATGATGTGTTTGTTGTCCGTGACGGCCAGAAGCTGAAGTTCGAGGAAGTGGCAACCTTCGAGCCGGAAAAGGAGGTCGCTGATGGAGAATAAACAGTTGACCCTCGGCAGCCTCTTTGATGGCTCCGGGGGTTTTCCGTTAGGCGGTCTTCTGACCGAGCAGATCACTCCGCTGTGGAGCAGCGAGATCGAGCCCTTTGCCATCCGGGTCACGACCAAACGTCTGCCACAGGTGAAGCACTACGGAGATGTATCCGCCATCAGCGGCGCAGACCTGCCGCCTGTGGACATCATCACCTTTGGCAGTCCCTGTCAGGATATGTCCATCGCCGGTAAGCGGGACGGTCTGGATGGTTCACGGTCCAGTCTGTTTTACGAAGCAATCCGAATCGTGAAAGAAATGAGGTGTAAGACCAATGGAGAAAAACCAAGATTTATCGTGTGGGAGAATGTGCCAGGGGCCTTCTCCTCAAACAAAGGGCAGGACTTCAAAGCAGTCCTCGAAGCAGTCATCGGTGTTAAAGAACCGTCCGCCTCGGTGCCTGCGCCTGAGAAGAAAGGATGGCCCGACGCTGACTACTACGTGGGAGACGGATGGAGCGTCGCGTATCGAGTTCTTGATGCACAATGGTGGGGCGTTCCCCAAAGAAGAAAACGTATCTACCTTGTCGCAGATTTTGCAGACCAGAGTGCCCCAAAGGTACTATTTGAGTCCGAAGGCGTGTCTCGGTATTCTGCGGAGGGCTTCCATGCGTGGCAAAGAGCTGCCGCCGGTGCTGAAAGCGGCACTGGAGAGGCAGGCTTCAGCGGAGCAGGAGGGCGGATCTGTCTGAACGACCAGGGCGGTAAGCAGATGGATGTTTCCCAGGATGTGACCGGTACCCTCCGGGCAGAGGAGCATGGACATCAGCCGTGTGTTCTGGAAGCTGCCGGTTTCTGTACCGAGCATTCGGCAGATGCCAGAAGCATCGGATACGAGGAGGAACGCTCACCGACCCTCCGGGCTGGTGTTGTGC